GTTAAAAAAAGAAACACTAAGAGAAGTAAGGCCTCTGCTAGTACTAATAAAAAAAGCAAGTCGTCAAAAGGCAAAGCGTTTAAAGACACTACCACAGCAGCTAGAATTAAGTTTGGCGGAGATGAAAGTAGAAAGCAATCTAACATAACATTATTTGCTTTATTACAAAATCAGTTACCTAGAACAGTAGCTTCTAACATGGGATATCCCCGATTAGAGAATAGAACAGGTACTTTTGCAAGTAGTGTGCAAGTAACTGATGTTTCACAAACTAGACAAGGCTACGCAAGTGTAGGCTATACTTATAGAAAAGATCCTTATCAAGTATTCGAAGCTAGTAGCGGAACTAGGTTTAGTAGTGTAGAAAGAGACCCAAGAACTATAATTGATGCCTCTATCAGACAAATTGCAGCACAGCTAGTTACGACACGTTTATACACAAGGAGACTTTAGTGGCTAATGAAAGACTATATACATCTAGGCGCTCTAATATCGTGGAAGCTCTGGTAGTAAAGCTTAAAGATATTAGTGGCGCAGGTCAGTATCTAGTAGACTTAAACAATCAAGTTTATCCTTTTTTAAAGTTCTGGGATGAAGTAGATGAATTTCCTGCTATTCACCTAAATGCAGGAAGCGAAACTCGCACCTATCAAGGGGGCGGCTACAAAGACAGATTTTTAGTAATAACAATTCGTTGTTATGTGAATGAAGAAGGAGCACAAGAAGCTCTTAATAAATTAATGGAAGACGTAGAGACTGTAATAGAAGAAAACTCTAGGCTTGAGTACTCTGACGCACAAAATAACGTTTTTTCAACACAACAAATCACCCTTGTGAGTATAGATACTGACGAGGGTGTTTTGGAACCTCTAGGCGTAGGAGAAATACTTATAGAGGTTCAATATTAGAAAATACTGGCACGAACAAATGTTCACGTCCAAGTCTTTTCAAGATACATAGGAGATAACTATGGCTGATATTTTATATTTTAGTAGGGACACCAAACTCTTCGTAGAGATTGGCTCTGCGGTTTGGGAAATGCCCGTACTAGACGGGTTCAGTTTCTCACAAGGTTCTAACTCTACAGAGGTTACTCTAGCAGAAATGGAAAGTTCTACTGGAGTCTCTAGACGTGGTAGAGCATACTTTAATGACTCTTTGGCTCCTGCTGAATGGTCTTTCTCAACATATGTTCGCCCGTTTAAGTCAGCGGGAACAGGACCAGGCGCAGTAGACACTGTGGCTAATAACCATCACGCAGTAGAAGAAGTCCTGTGGGCTTTGATGGTAGGCGATGCAGCATATGCGTCTAGTACTTTTACAGGGTTTACTACAGATACTACTGATTCTGATATTACTTTTGCTAACTCTAACAAGTCTACTCTGGGAACAGCCAACCTCTACTTTGTAATGGGCGGCACTAACTCTGTAGTTTATAAATTAACTGGTGCAGTAGTAAACGAAGCAACTTTAGATTTTGATATTGATGGCTTGGCTACTATTAACTGGTCAGGGTTTGCAGCTACAGTTACAGAAGATGCTGCACCTGCTCGTACGTTGTATGAAGATATTACTGCTACTGACAACTTTATCCGTAATCGTCTTACTCAATTAACGATTACAGCAGGTGATACTAGTGTATTCCCAGGAAAAGGAATAGGTGCAGTAACAGATACTACTATAACAAATGGTGGTACTGGTTATACAAGTGCCCCAACAGTCGCATTTAGTGGTGGTGGAGGCTCAGGAGCAGCCGCAACAGCTATAATAAATGCTGCAGGTGTAGTAACAGGTATAACGATAACAGCCCCAGGCTCTAACTATACAAGTGCCCCAACAATTGCGTTCTCCGGTGGTGCAGGCTCAGGAGCAGCTGCAACAGCTACAATAGCAGACGGTATATACAATTTGACTTTGACAGGCGGAAGCGTGACAATTTCAAACAATATGACCTTTATTACTCCCGAGGAATTAGGGACTGTAAACGTACCAGTAGGCCACGTAACAGGTGCTAGATCTGTTTCCGGTAACTTTACTTGCTATCTGAACTTAGATACAACAGGTGGTAATGTAGGAACGTCTACAGACTTCTATGAAGATCTTACAAGCGCAGCAGCTAGAGCTAAGATTACGAACTCATTTGCTACTACCTTTAAGATTGGAGGCGCATCAGGAACCCCTCGTCTTGAACTAGCTATGCCTCAGGCGCACTTTGAGATTCCTTCTCACAGTATTGATGATGTAATTTCTGTGGAGACAAACTTCCACGGATTGCCAGCTACTATTAGTGACACTGATGAGTTGACCTTGAAGTATGTAGGAGCATAGTACCTAGTACTATTCGATAAAAAGGGGCTTCGGCCCCTTTTTTTGTTTCACCAACCAAAAATAATTCTTGACATAATACCTACTTTCTAATATACTATGGTTTAATGTCAATTACTAATAAAAGGATTTCAAAATGACAGAAAAAACAACAGTATCTCTAGCTAGTCTAATGACCGCTAGTAAAACAGTATCTATCGACTTTGGTGGGTATAAAGGTATGTCGGTCGATCTCTGCTACTTAGCTAGAGAAGAGCTTGTTAAATTACGTAAAAAGTGTGTTACTACAAAATTTAATAAGAAGACCCATCAACCCGAAGAAGACTTAGACGAAGATAAGTTTTTAGTAGAGTACTGTAAAGCTGTTATTAAAGGGTGGAAAGGCTTAAAATATCAATACCTAGAAGAGCTTCTTTTGGTAGATATATCAGACTTAGACCCTGAAGATTGTCTCCCTTTTACTCAAGATAACGCAGAGTTGTTAATGAAAAATGCAACTTCTTTTGATACTTGGGTTACTGAAACAGTTGGTGATTTAGAAAATTTTACGAGCAACAAGTAGACCAAATAACTGATCTACTTGACCGCGCTATAAAAGAAGCTGATGCTTCTTTTGACGTAGAAAAGTATCTAAAACTCTGTGAGCAGTTGGGACAAGAACCAGACCCTGATAAAATGCCGCTGGACGCTTCTGTTTTTCCTGAAGAGGTTCAAGCGGCATTTTTTGTATATAATCTAATGCCAGATAGATGGGAAGGTATGAATGGAGTTTACCTAGGCAAAGATTGGAGTTCTTTTCCAATTATTTGTGATGTTTATTCGTTAAGCAATATAAAAGAAACTTTCTTTTTTGCTAAACTATACGAAACTCTACAAGTAACTTTCAAGTCCAAGAAAGCTCACGAAAGACAAAAAGCTGATCAACGAAAGCAGCAGGCTGCAAGCGGTGAAAACTTCACCCATAACGTTACTGGATAATGGCAAAGAAAAAAGTAGTACATATAGACGTAGTGGTGGATGACAAAGGCACCACTAAAAAGATAGCAGTAGACGCAAAAGCTCTTGGCGGACAACTCGACAAGACAGCTAAAAGCTCTAAAAATGCGCAGAAACAAGCTAAGGGCTTAGGACAGCAGTCTGCTAATGGTACAAAAAACTTTTCAAAAATGTCTCAAGGTATTAGTGGGGGACTTGTTCCTGCCTATGCTACTCTCGCCGCTCAAATATTTGCTGTAAGTGCAGCTTTCCAATTTCTTCAATCCGCTTCTGATTACAAAAATCTTATAGAGTCTCAAGAGATTTATGGTGCTATTGTGGGCACAAATTTTGCCGGAATAACAAAAGCTCTGCAGCAGGCTACTAATGGACAACTAAAGTATCAGGAAGCAGCATCAGCAACAGCCATAGGTTCCGCAGCAGGATTATCGGGCACCCAATTAACTGAGTTAGCTACCGCTGCTAACAACGCTTCCGTAGCTTTGGGCAGAAATTTAACAGATTCTTTCAATCGTTTAATACGTGGTACCACTAAAGCGGAACCAGAATTACTAGACGAATTAGGTATTATTCTTAGACTCAAACCCGCCACAGAAGCATATGGCGCATCTATAGGTGTTGCAGCTGAAAAGCTAACTGCTTTTCAAAGAACCCAAGCAGTAACAAATTTTGTAATTGACGAAGCAGAAAAAAAGTTTGGCAAAATTGGCAAAATAATGAATGAAGATGCTTTTGTTATAGCTCAATTTACCAAGTCTTTTGATGATCTAATAAACACTTTCAAAGTGGAGGTGATTACTGGTCTTACTCCTGTTTTTAAATTCTTAACACAGAATACTTCGGCATTACTAGCCACTTTAGCTTTGTTTGCTATACCCATTACTAAAAGTATGCTGCCCGCTATGGATGAATGGGCCAAAGGCAGTAAAAAATCTGCAGAGACTGCAAGTCTTGCATTTACAAAGTCTAAGAAGTCTTTATCTGCTCAAATAGAACAGACCAAAGCTTTGACAAGAACTCAAGCAGGAGCAGTAAAGCAAGCCAATAAGTACGCTACCTCCTTAAAAGGTAAGGGAACTATTGGAGGCAGAGACGGTTTCTCGTTCCTAACTGGTAAATCAGATGGTAAAAGAGCTCAATTAGCAGCTAAAAGAATATTAGACTCCGCCGAAAAACAAGTGATAGATAGTCAGACAGTTATAACAGGAAGACTGGCAGGTTTCAACAAACAGCAGGTTGCAGACTTACGCGCTTCTTATGTTCTCAGAGAACAAATAGTAGCTAGTAGCTTATCTCGCACTACAAATATGTTTAAAATAGCAAGTGCAGGTATTGTTGCTACTTGGAAAGGCGCCACAGTAGCCATAGTTGGAGGCTGGAAACTCATACAAAGTGCCGGCGTATTAGCAATAAGAGCTATAGACTTTGCTTTTAAAGTTGCATCCTGGGTAGGTATTGGAATTATGATATTCGAACTAGGAAAAGCAGCTGTCAATGCTTTGTCCGATGCCACAGCGGCTTCTCACAAGATGCGTAAAGAGATAGACGCAACTACAAAAAGAGGTACCGAATTAGTAGACTTTTTAACAAAAGTAAATGAGGTTAGAGCTACCGATGGGCTATTAGACCTTACTATGTCAATAACTAACTTAGGGAACGCTTTAACAGAACTAGATATGGGTCTGTTTATATCTGAAATACAGCAGTTAAATTCCCCTGACTTGAAAAAGGGTTCAGATGAATATGAAAATCTACAAGCAAATTTAGCGGCCACTGCAGAACAGCTAAATATATTAGACCCACGTTTCGAAGGATTGATAGATTTGATAAAATCAGGGGCACTTCTTACTCCTGAGCTGGCCGCTGGATTTAGGCGTATGGCAGTACAAAGCAGAGAGTACGCTAGTTCTTTAGCTCAGTTAGGAGACTTACAAAAATCGGTAACCTCTGACCTGGTAGCTATAACAGGCGCTATAGTTAATGATCCCTTTCAAAAACTCACTAATAGTTTAAAGGCCTATATTAAAGCAAGTGATAACGCTTTAGAGGGCATGTCATCCCGCGCCGCAATTATGGAGAGGAGGAGAGAAGCGGATAGAGCGAACGCTTTGACGAAGTATAACGCTTTAGTGCTTGGAGCTGAAAAATCCATGAATGATCCAAACTCAAATTTAGCCATGCGGAACCAAATCTATTGGAGTGGCCCCGAAGGTAAAGCTAGACTTGAAGCAAACCAACTAGAGTATGATCTTATCATCGATAGACTTGACGCAGAAGCTAAATCAGATAAAGACCAACTATCTTCTCTGCGAAAGAAAAATGCTTTTAATAAGAATTTGAGCGCGGCAATGGAGGCGTCGGAAGAAACTACCAAAGCAAATCAAGATTTAATATTGTCTAAGAAGGGGGAAATTCTTGAAATAGATAAGCAAGACAACACTTTTGCAGGTAAAAGAGCTAAGCTCAGTGAAGCTGTTCTCAACGCCGAAAACAAAGTGTTGGAGATGGAAAATAAAAAAATACAAGCACAAAATGTTTTAACGGCCGCTAAAGCGCAAAGCTCCGAAGCAACTACTGCGGAGAAAGAGGAGGCAGGGCGAGCATTTGACTTGGCCGAGAGAAACTTTGAGCAGGCGATACAAAGGCTAGAAATAGAAAATAAGATTGAAAATATCAAAGGCGAACAGCTAACTATAGAAGAAAGATTATTTGAGTTTGATAAAAAACGCGTAAACCTTCTAAATACTATTGCCAATAAGGAAAGAGCTGTTAGACTCGCAAAAGCAGGGTTAGGGGCGAGCTCAGGAGAAGGCAGTGTTGCGGCTTCTAGGTCTTTAAGATTAGCCGAAGAAGAGAGGATACAAACAAAAATAAATGACTTACAGATTGCTAGTAATAAAGCGGCGATTAAGTTTGTAGATATACAGAATAAAATCGGCGCCAGTGAAAAAGACATAGCAGATGCACAACGCATCTATATAACATCCACGAATAGACTCGACTCAGCTAGAGATGAATTGCGTATAAGTAAAGAGAGAGAAAAAATAGATAATAACGCATTACGAACTAAAACAATAGACATGCAGTTACAACAACAATCTTTCTCTTTCAGTAAGGCCCAACAACAGATAAATGAAGAAATTTTAAGAAGAAAAAATGCTGGTCAAGACGTTGATGGCGGCACAATAGAGCTTATAACTAACCAGATTATTGAGCAAGAAAAATTAAGCACTGTAATTGCTACCCAGGAAAGACTTAGAGAGGGTTTAACTTCTAGTCTTACTGACGGATTAGACGGCTTAATAACTGGCACTATGACTGTAAAACAGGCATTTGCAAGTATGGCAACGAGTGTACTAAAGATGATCTCTAGAATAATAACAGAAATGCTAGTTGCTCGTTTGATAATGTCTGCCTTCGGCCCCCAGCTTCAGGCGGGAGAAACAGGTAGTAAATTACAAGGCCCCCCACTACCTCCCCAACAACGCCATGGCGGGATTACGAAAGGCTACTCAGCGGGAGGAATTGCAAGAGGAAGAAACGCAGGTTACCCAGCAATTTTACACGGTACCGAAGCTGTAGTACCTTTACCTAATGGTAACTCTATACCGGTTGAAATGAGAAATGGTGGCGGTGGTACAAACAACGTGGGTATTACTATAAACATAGACAACAATAATAACGCTCAATCAGAGCAAACTGGAGGCAGCGGTAATCAAGCGGCCGCAATAGGTAAGCTAGTTGCGGGCGTAGTACAAGACGAGTTACAGAAGCAGAAGAGACCGGGCGGAATTCTTAGCCCGTACGGAGCAGCATAATGGCAATAGGATTTACAGATTTAGGCAATGTTCAAAGAATACCGGACAAAGGGATGTCTAGCCAGGTCACTCCTAATGTTCGTAAAATTTCTTTTGGAGACGGGTACGAGCAACGAGCGGTATCAGGAATTAATAATATTGCAGAAGTGTATAATGTTAGTTTTAACAATCGTCCTAAAGCAGAGATAGATGATATTATTGCCTTCTTTACTAACAAAGCTGGAGTATCGTCTTTCAACTTTACAATTCCAGATACTAATTCGTCAGGATCAGAGCGTACTATTAAGGTAGTGTGTGATAGTTATAATACTACTTACAATAATAACGACTTCTATAGTTGCACAGGGTCTTTCAGAAGAGTTTATGAAGCATGAGTGATTTAATAAAAGATGTACAAAAGCAAGAGATTACTTCAGGGTATGTTCATCTTTATGAGTTGGAGTATGCCCCAGATTCTTTTGCCAGATTTTATCCAGGAGTAGATGAAGACTCCACCGATGTAGAATTTCGTACCTCTACTGGTGCTGTAGTTTCGTACACTCCTATACCTATGGAGGTGGGTGGATTCGAAGTTTCTTCAGACGGTTCTTATTCTAGACCGGAAGTTACTATAGCAAATTTAGGTAACGTATTTACAGAAGCTATAGGCAATCTTGATTATGAGGATCTAATAGGAAAAAGACTTACTAGGAGATCTACTTTAGAGAAATATTTGGTAGGAGGTACTGGAGATTCTGGATCAGGCAATGCTCCTGTAGAGTTTCCCAAGTCCGTTTATGTCATAGACAGACTAAAGAGTAGAAATGCTATAGCTATTACTTTCGAACTTGCAGCCCCCTTTGATTTAGCAGGTATTACAGTACCTCGTAGAGTAATTATAGGAGGGTCATGTCCTTTTAAATACAGGGGCGCAGCACAGTCTGTGTCAGCACAAGACAAAAGAGGAGGTTGCGATTGGGATCAGAATATTATAGCAACTGGAGGAGGTAATCTTTTTATGAATAGATTTGATGAATATATTGTACCTTCCTCATCCTTTACAGCCTACTCAGGAACAGCACTAAAACACGGATACTACAGTGCGACGGAAACACAAGTGCAGTTAAATAAATCTGCACCACCCACAACTGTTACAGTAACAAACTACTGGCAAGCTATGGCAAACGGTAATACCGCTCCAGCAGATCTCTTACCTACACTGTGGCGTAGAGTACGAGTCTATTCTTCCTACTCTGCATCTACTACTTACTACGGGTATAGGGATACTAGATATAATAATTTTGTACTTAAATCTGGCAAATTATGGAGAATAGGTAAGTTTACTCAGGTAGGCGGAGCACACGATACTGTAAAAGAGGGAGCAAATTGGACAGAAGGTGATATTTGTGGTAAATCTTTGAAATCTTGCTCACTAAGATTTCATGCACTGAATCACTCAACTATTTCCGGAGCAGTTTCGGCAAATACTAATGCAACCGTAGTACTACCTTTCGGAGGGTTCCCAGGTGTTAGACAAAAGAGATAAAGAGATAGTTAATGATTTATTTGAAGTGTACCCAGAGGAAGGATGCGGTTTATTAGTAAATAGAAAAGGAAAGTTATATTGGGAAATGTGTACAAATGTAGCAGAAAATCCTTTAGAAGACTTCGTAATAGACTCTAAGGAGTATCTAAGAGCAAGCTTATCGGGAACAATACATGCTATAGTTCATAGTCACCCTGACGCACCCCCTTCTCCTAGCGAGAGTGATATAAGAGCTAGCAATTTTTTACAGATACCGTACATCATATATTCGTTACCCGAAGTAGATAAATACGTACATACTCCCGAAACAAAGAGTAAGCCTTTACTAGGAAGAGATTATACCTTTGGAGAACAAGATTGTTACTCTTTAGTAAGAGATTATTATAGGCAGACATATGATCTAATTCTTCCATCTATAGTTTTTGAGGATGACTGGTGGGATAAAGGATTCAATTACTTTGACGATTTATTTGATTCGTACGGGTTTGTAGAAGTAGAGTCTCCTGAAATAGGAGATGTACTTATTTTTAAAGTATTCTGTCATGTACCTAATCACTGTGGAATTTACACAGGAGAAGACGTATTTATGCATCACGCAATTAACCGTCTTTCCTGTAGAGAGTCCCTACACTCAGGGTGGGGCAAGCATATATCAAGGATAGTAAGATGCAAAGAGTTTATCTAAATGGAAGCATAGCACAGTATGGAGAAGTCTGGGAAACAGACTGTACTAATATAAGGGATATTTTTAAGTTAATAGATTGTCAGACTCCAGGTTTTCGCAATTATTTAGTCGAAGCTGCAAACGCTGGAGTAGGCTACGAAATACAAAGAGCTGGAGAGTTTTTAGAGACGGAAGAAGAGCTTTTATTATCTTTAAATAACGAAGATATTATTATAACGGAAGTACCTGCAGGTTCTAAGAGCGGAGGACAAAAAATACTAGCAGCAATCGCGATAATAGCCGTGCTAGTTATTACAGGGGGTACTGGTGCCGGCGGATATTTTGCTGCGTTTAAAGCGGGTACACTGACTGGCTTCCAACTAACCGCTACACTCGTTGCAGTAAACTTAGCAATAGGTGGTATTACTCAGCTGTTGGCCCCCGGCCCAGAAACTGATGAAGCAACTCCTGAGTCCTATCTATTTAATGGGCCCTCTAATAACATAGCACAAGGTCTTCCCGTACCTGTAGCATATGGAGAACTAATAGTAGGTGGAGCCCCCATAAGCTTTTCTTATAACGGACAGCCCAAAACAGGATATAATAATTCCACAAGGATAGACGTCGGCCACGTAGGTCTAAGTTAGATACTACATAGGAGTAGAGAATGGCATATACATATGAAAATCAGCATGCAACAATAGTAGATCTAATAGCTGCCGGAGAGATAGGCGGTCTTGTTAATGGGTTAAACAGCGTATATTTAAATGGTACAGCATTATTGCCCGACAGTTCTAAAAACTTGTTAGGTAAGGCAGGGGTAGCTTCAGTTTCAGGTACTTCAGTAACAAACGCCGCAGGCTTATTTAGTGGTATTAATTTATCAGATGGCGACAGATATTTACAGATAGAAGGAGCGGGCCCCTCTTCGACTACTAGTGCCCAGATTTTCCCAGGCACTAATAGAATAACAACGGCCAGTTCTTGTTTCTTAAACAAGCATGCCACAGAGGTCACGGGTAGCCCTTTAAATTATTTAAGTACTGCGGCCCATAGGATACGTATAGCTGGAGCGGGGCTCAATGGAGCAGAGTACTCTGGCATTATAATCACAGTGAACTCCACTACTAGTGCTCAGATTTTTCCTCCTGTTAGTACCACTGTGGCTTCCGGGGCTGCAGTAACTATAGATGATCTTGTAAAAGTTACTGCGGTGGCTGATGCTAATACAGCAACATTACAAACTGCTGTATCAACTTCTGTTACGGCAGCAAAAGTTACTTTATCTGGAGTAGGTGTTATATCAGCAGAGAATCAAGACTTAGGAGAGTTAGCCTATGATAATGTTTCTGCCCAAGTATACAAAGGTACTAGAAATGGTATATCAACAAATAGTCCTAGGGGTGGAGCACAGACAGCTAATTTTGTTATTGCTTCAGGACAAGCACTAAAACTTGTATCGGGGGTAACTACGGGCTACGGGTCTGGCAGTCAGAGTCCTGCTGCAGGAGCTTTGACTTCAGGGGGCTTAAGTTTACCGCAAAACAGTGCACAGGAAATAGATAGAGTAAGAGTTAACATAAAGTTTCCTGCAGGCCTACGCCACGTTGGTAGCGAGAAGGGCCAAGATGAGACGGCTTTTGCTGAGTTTCAAATTGTTCTGAAGTATAAAACAACAGAAAATGATCCTGAACAAGCAGTTTTGGTACACGGAAAAGATTATGGCGGTACTAATTTTTTAGACAACGTTCCGGACTGGAATACAGGAACTATTACAAGTAACTATAGGGCAATTGCTCTAAAATCTTATGCAAATGCACTTTCAAACGGAACTGCGGGTGTTCGTATAGCGGGAGGCAACACAGGTATTATCAGAAAAAAGGGGAATAACCCCCCTTTTGTAGCTACTTTTGACGTTGATTTGAAAAAATTTCAACCGTTTAGCTCCTGGTCTATAGAGGTTAGAAGGCTAAGCCCAGAAGATGCTAAGTCTTATGCTTTTGATGAAAACGTTAGCCTAACAGCAACTCTAGACTCTTTTGACTGTATTATTGAAGATAAATTTAATTACCCAACTTCCGCTCATAGCATTATTAGTTATTCTGCAGAAGATTTTCAACAGGTGCCTAGCAGAGCTTATCATATATATGGTAAACTTGTTAAAGTACCCTCTAACTATATTCCTAGGGAGGAATCATCTACTGGAGTAGCAAAATATACTAGAAATTCTTCAGGAGTCGACACAGGTAGCTATGTTCCTTGGAGTGGACAGATGAGAGGAGATTACTCTCTTTCTCCTACTAATGTAAATTTCAGAAAAGTTTACACCAATAATCCTGCTTGGATATTTTATGATATTTTAACAAATCCTGATTATGGATTAGGCGAGTTTTTGCTTGAGTCAGATATAGATAAATTTTCTTTATATCAAATTGCTAGATACTGCGATGAGCTAGTGTCAGATGGTAAAGGAGGTTTAGAACCCAGGTTTACTTGTAATGTATATATCGCACAAGCATCAGAAGCTTACAAAGTCATAAAAGACCTAGCGAGTAGTTTTAGGGGTATGCTAGGCTGGATTGACGGTCAAATCACAGCTATTCAGGATTCTCCAAAAGAAGCTGTATACACGTTTACTAAGGGCAACGTCGAAGAAGGACTATTTGAGTATACCTATACCGGGCAAAGAGCGAGGCCCAACCAAATAAACGTTACTTATAATAACCCTGATGAATTTTATAAAAAGACGGTATTAACAGTAGAAGACACTGCGAACATAATTAAGCAAGGAAAAATTGTTGGCAGAGATGTTGTTGCTTTCGGGTGTACTTCCGAGAGTCAAGCTCGTAGACTAGCGCAATGGAACTTAGCTACTGACACTCAAGAAACAGAGGTAGTCTCTTTTACAACCGGAATAAATTCCTCTTTCTTAAGACCTGGAGACATTATAAATGTTCAAGACAAGGACATAGAGGGTGTAGAACATAGTGGTAGAATAGGCACTGGAAGCAATACTAGTTCTGTAGTACTAGACAGAGAAGTAGATTTCGGAGAAGGCAGTACAGTAGGAACAAGCTGTAAACTAACTATTATTTTTCCAGGAGCAGCAGTATACTTAGCTCAAGAAGCTGCAGCTACTATTGGCAGCGGGTCAAGCCCCCCTTCATACACACGAGGATCTTTTTTACCGGAAGCGCGAGATAGTGGAGGTAACCTAATAGATTTAGTTAATAACCCCCCAAGTATGTCAGACGTAACAGGGTATTTTGATAACGCAGGCAATAATATAGTAGTACAGTATTCTGGTAGTAGTCGTATAGAAACTAAAGATATAACAAATACTGGCACTAGTGCTACCACTATTACTGTAAATGGAGCTTTCTCACAAGCACCTTTACAGGACTATATTTGGGCAATAATTTCCGACGATGAGTCGTCAGAAACTGTAAAGAAATTTAGAGTTGCAGGATTATCTGAAGATGAAGAAGGAAAATTTTCAATATCAGCGACTGAGTATGAAGAGACTAAATTTGA